CCTCTCGCGCGACTACTCGCAGAGCAACTATTCGTCGAGCCGGCTCGCGCTCATCGACGATCGTGACCTCTGGCGCACGCTGCAGTCGTGGTGGATCCGCAACTTTCGCGAGCCGGTGCATCGCATTTGGCTGCAGCAGGCAGTGCTTTCGCGGGCCATTCAGGCCATCCGGATCGACGAGTACGCCGCCGACCGCGACAAGTTCGAGGCGGTGCGCTTCAAGCCGCGCGGCTGGAGCTGGATCGACCCGACCAAGGAAGTGAACGCCTTCAAGGAAGCGGAGAAGGCGGGCTACATCACCAAGAGCCAGATCATCGCCCAGACCGCGAACGGGCTGGACATCGAAGACATGCTGCTCGAGCGCCAGCGGGAGCTCGAGATGGCCGAGGACAAGGGACTCGTGTTCGACACCGACCCGGACGTCTTCGCATCGGGCACCGAGGCGGAGGCCGAAGAGGACCAGGCCGAAGACGAGACCGAACCGGATGCCGAAGACGAATCGGAAATCGACGCGGGCACGGCGGCGGAAGGCGAAGCCCGCATCCTGAAGATGAAGAGGTAACCCATGACCGACAGCATGAAGCTCCCCGCGCTCCGCCGCGACCTGGACGCGACAGAGATCGAAATCCGTGCCGAGGCGAATGGCACGCGGCTGACCTTCCCGGCCTCGAGCGAAACGCCGGTGGAGCGCTTCTTCGGGTCCGAGGTGCTTTCTCACGAGGAGGGCGCCATCCGACTCGATCGCGCCAAGCGCGGCGCGATGCCGCTCCTCTTCAACCACAACTGGGACGACCCGATCGGCATGGTCGACGGCGCGCGCGTCGCCGGCGGTCGGCTCATCGTCGATGCGCACCTCTTCGCGACGCAACGCGCGGCGGAAGTCGAAACCATGCTGCGCGGCGGCTTGCGCAACGTGTCGATCGGCTACCGCATCAACGTCATGGAGGAGGACGTGAAAAACAACGTCTTCACCGCGCTGGACTGGGAGCCGTTCGAAGTTTCCGTCGTCCCTGTGCCAGCCGATCCGTCCGTGGGGCTCGGTCGCGAGCTGGGCGGAGATCAATTCGAAGTGCGGATGCTTCGCGCATCCGAGCAGCAAGGCCAACAACCCGCGGCAGTCGCCGCTTCTAGAAAGGAGTCCGACATGGACGCCAGCACTACCGCCGCCGCGGGCAAAAGCGCGGATATTCAGGTGACGGACAACGGCTATGAGCCGGCGGCCGCCGAACGGCAGCGCTCGGAGACGATCCGCAAGCTCGCCGAGTCGAACGAGATCCGCGACGAGCGGACGGTGATGCACTGGATCCGTTCCGGCAAGAGCTGGGACGACATCGCGAACGACATCCTCAAGATCCGCGAGGAGCGCTCGAAGAGCACGCCGGCGGTGCTCGGCATGTCGCAGCAGGAAGTGCGCCGCTTCTCGATCGTGCGCGCGATCAACGCGGTGATGAACCGCGACTGGTCGAAGGCGGGCTTCGAGGCCGAAGTCTCCCGCGCCACCGCGCAGCGCCATGGCAAGATGCTGAACGAGCACTCGTTCATCATGCCGGCCGACCTCCTCTCCCGCGAGATGATCGTCGGCACGGCGAGCTCCGGCGGCTACCTCGTCGGCACCGACATCCAGCCGGCGCAGTTCATCGACCTCCTGCGGAACCGCTCGGTCGTCATGCGCCTGGGCGCCCGCACGCTCTCCGGCCTGCAGGGCTCGGTCACCATCCCGACGCAAGCCGCGGCGGGCGCGGTGGGCTGGCTCGGCGAGTCGGGCACGGCGACGGAATCGAACGCCACCGTCGGCCAGAAGACGCTCTCGCCCAAGACCGTCGGCGGCTATCAGCAATACAGCCGGCAGCTCATGCTGCAATCGTCGGTCGACGTCGAGAACTTCATCCAGCAGGATCTCGCCGCGCAGATCGCGCTCGGCCTGGACACCGCGGCGCTCGCCGGCACCTCGACCAACTCGACCCAGCCGCTCGGCATCCGCTACACCACCGGCCTCGGCACGGCGAACCCAACGGCCGGCACCGCGGTCGCCTATGCCGACATGATTCGCTTCCAGTCGACGGTTGCCTCGTCGAACGCGCTATTCGAGAACTTCTCGTATGTCTGCCATCCCGCTATCGCCGGCGTGCTGATGGGCAAACCGAGATTTACCAACAGCGATACGCCGATCTGGGAAGGCGCGCTGCTCGACGGCCAGATGGTCGGCCGGCGCGCGATGTCGAGCCTGCAGATCACCTCCGGCACCGTCCTCGGTGGCGACTTCTCGCAGGTGGTCGTCGGCGAGTGGGGCACGGTCGAGATCGAGGTGAACCCCTACGCGAACTTCCAGGCCGGGATCGTCGGCGTGCGCGCGATGTATTCGTGCGACGTGCTGGTCCGCTACGGCGCGGCGTTCGCGATCGGCACCGGCATCACCGGATGATGAGCCGAGCTGCGAAACAAGCTCCGGCGCCGGTGGTTCCGGCGCCGGAGAGCGTCCCGGCGGGGCACACGAGGGCGATCGCGCTCGTGGGCTTCTACCGGGGCGAGCAGCTCGTCATGCCGGGGGAGCGGCTCGTGCTCCCGGACGTGGAGTTCTCCGAGCTCCGCGGGTTTCACAAGGTGGATTTCGCCCCGGCTCCGGAAGCGGCGCCGCAGGCGGATCTGCGACTCACACCGAATGCTCATGGCTAGGTTCGCTACCGAAAAGGCGCTTACCCGTCGCCCTGCCATGGGCTCCAAACGGGGCTGAAGGGGTATCAGCATGGTATGGCGCGCAGATGGGCCGCAAGGCGGCGAAGCCGACAAGGTCAAGTTCGACCTGGTCGATCTCTTTCATGGGCGGTGCCTGGATCTCGGCTGCGGGTCGCAGAAGATCTTCCCGTCGAAGAGCGTCATCGGCATCGACAGTGACAAGGATCTCGGGCTCTTCGGGGTGAAGGCGAACCCGGAACTCGAGGCGGACTGCTCGCGGCTCGATCTATTCGCGGATGGCTCGGTGGATGTGGTGTTCTCGTCGCACCTCCTCGAGCACATCGAAGACCACGAGGCGGCGCTCGCGGAATGGTGGCGCGTGCTGCGCCCAGGCGGGCGGCTCATCCTCTACCTGCCGCATGCGGACTGGTATCCGAATATCGGCATGCCGGGAGCGAACCCGGACCACAAGCACGATTTCCGCAATGCCGACATCGCCTCGGCGATGGAGTCGGTGGCGCGGCGCTCCAAAAGCTTCTGGCACCTCGAGCGCGACGACGTGAGGAGCGAGGGGCTCGAATATTCCTTCCTGCAGGTCTACCGCAAGAAGCACCGCGGCGACACCGGCAACACGCGCCGCGCCCCGGCCGCGCCGGAGCGCTCGATCGGCATCGTCCGGCTAGGCGCGTATGGCGACGCGCTCTGGATCACGCCCGTCCTCGAGGCGCTCAAGGCGCAGGGCTGGCATGTCACCGTCTACACCCAGCCGCAGGGCGAGGCGAGCCTGCGGCACGACCCCAACATCGACCGGCTGTCGGTGCAGGCGAAGGGGATCTTCGGAGAGCCGCCGCACGTTCCGCCCTCGGTCACCGCCGAGCTGCAGGCGCGCTACTGGCTCCACTGCGAAAAGCGGCACGAGCGCTTCGTCAACCTGGTGGGGAGCGTCGAGCGGCACATCCTGCCCTTCGACGCCGACCCGAACTTCTATCTTCCCGACGAGCAACGCCGGCGCCTCTTCGACGCGAACTATGTCGAGCGGGTCCACGAATGGGCCGGCGTGCCGTTCGACGCCGCGAAGGTGCGCATCAAGTTCACCCCGAGCGCGGACGAGCTCGCCTGGGCGAAGGCCGAGCGCGAGAAGCGCCGCGGCCCGCTGGTGATGCTCAATCCGGGCGGATCGAGCCTGCCCAAGTTCTGGCCGCATGCGCAGCGCTTCATGGATCTCGCGAGCGAGGCCGGCGTCGGCGGCGTGCTCGTCGGTGACCTGCGCGCCAACAGCTACGAAGCGCCGCCCGGATGGGAGGTGATCGGCAAGGACTGGGACATCCGCAAGTGCTTCGCCCTGGCCGCGCTCTGCGACGTGGTCGTCGGGACGGAGAGCGCGATCGTCAACTCCGTCGCGAACGAGCGGCCGCTCAAGATCGTGCTGCTGTCGCATTCCACCGCCAAAAACCTGACGCGCGACTGGGACCGCACCATCGCGTTGATGCCGGAGGGTCTCGGCTGCTATCCGTGCCATCGCATCCACTCGAATTGGACGTTCTGCAACCCGGTGCAGGAGACTCGCTGCTCCGCCTGCCAGTCGGCCCTCACCGCCGAGGACGTGGCGAAGTACGCGATCCAGTGGATCCGCGGCGAGATCAGGGAGGCCGCGTAATGGGCACCCTCGCGCATTTCAACCTCGCCGCCCTGGCGCACTTGCACGGCCTCGAGGCACTCGTCGAAACCGGCACCGCGCAGGGCGACGGCGTCGCCGCCGCGATCGCCGCCGGCTTCACGACCATCCATTCCGTCGAGATCATCCCGGCGGTCGCAGAGCGCGCCCGGCAGCGGTTCGCGGGCCGCCCCGGCGTGACGATCTGGGACGGCGACTCGGCAACAGAGCTGCCGAAGATCCTGCGGGCGCTTCCGGAGGGGCCGACGCTCTTCTGGCTCGACGCCCATTTCCCCGGCGCGCATACGGGCGCCGACTATGCGGCCGAGCCCGACATCGGCCGGCGCCTGCCGCTCGAGCGCGAAGTGGCGCTCATCGCCGCGGCGCGGCCCGGCGCGCGCGACCTCATCCTGATCGACGACGCGCGCATCTATCAGCCAGGGCCGTATGGCGCGGGAGATCTCCCGCCCGACTGGCCGCCGCTCGCAGGATGCATGCGCTCGCTGGAGTTCGTGCGCGCCGCGTTCGGCGCCACGCACGGCGTCGTCGTCGATTACGCCGATCAGGGCTACGTGATGGTCGTGCCGAAGCCCAAGCTCAGGAAGGCCACCTGATGCCGATGACCGAAGACCTCGCGAGCTTCTTCGACGTGAACGAGTTCGCCACGGTCGGGCAGTGGATCGTCGGCACGAGCACCTCGGAGGTCATCGGTCTTTTCGATTCGCCCTACGCCCGCGCCGCGCTCTCCGTTCCCGGGTTCGAATCGGCGCGGACCACGTTCACCGGCGTTGAGGCGGATTTCCCGGGCGTCGCGCACGGACAGGCGCTCTCCATCCTCGGCACAAGCTACACCATCCGCGGCATCGAGCCCGACGGCTCCGGCGTCGTGCGGCTGGTTCTGCAGGCGCCCTGACCATGGCCAACCACGTCCGTCGCCAGCTCAGGGAGGCCGTCGCGACCGCGGTCACGGGGCTCGCCACGACCGGCTCGCGCGTCTTCCAGAGCCGCGCCTGGCCGGTGCAGGCGTCCGAGCTTCCGTGTCTGCTCGTCTACACCAACTCCGAGACCGTCACGCCGGAGACGCTGGACGCGCCGGAGGGGCAGCGCCGAGAGATAGAGGTGCGCGTGGACGGCATCGCCAAGGCTGCGGCCAATCTCGACGACACGCTCGACCAGATCGGCAAGGAAGTCGAGACCGCGCTCGCCGCGGCGATCACGGTCGCCAGCAAGAGCGTGCGGCTCACCTATACCGGATGCGAGATCGAGCTCGACGCCGAGACCGAGGCCGAGTCCGGCGCCGTGCAGATGCGCTTTACGGCCGAGCTTTATACCGCGGCGGATGCTCCCGACGCGCTCATTCAGACCTGAACGTCAGAAAGGAGTCATCTCATGTCCATCATCAAGGCACAAGGGCTGCAGCTTGCCATCGCCAGCACCTTCGGCACGGCGGCCACCATGTCGGCAATCACCAACGCCTCGGAAGCCGTCGCAACGCTCGGAACCGGCCACGGCGTCATCGTCGGCGACATCATCGAGGTCACGAGCGGCTGGAAGCGGATCGACAAGATGGTGGTCCGCGCCAAGACGGTCGCCACCAACGACGTCACGCTCGAGGGCATCAACACGTCGAGCGTCACCGATTACCCGGCGGGCTCCGGCACCGGGACCGTGCGGGAGGTCACCGCATGGACCACCGTCTCCCAGCTCAAGCGCGACGTGCAGTCCGGCGGCGGCGGCTTCCAGTTCTCCGACGCGACGACCCTCGACGACGTGCGCACGCAACAGGTCCCGATCCTCGCGCAAGGCGTGCAGCTCACCTTTAACCCGTTTTGGGATCCGAGCCTCGCCTGGTTCGATATCGTCAAGGCAGCGGCGCGCGCCGGCTCGCTCTATCCGTACCGGATCACCCTCTCCTCGGGCGCGAAGATCTACGGCAACGCCTACTGGGGCTTCTCCGACGAGCCGACGGTGGTCGACGGCCTGCTGGTCGCGTCCATCACGCTCTCGGCCTCGCCGGACAGCAAGACCTACACGAGCTGATGGACACCGCCGAGCTCAAGCTGCGGTACGAAGGCGCCCGCGAGTTCGACCACTGGGTCGGCGGGCGCCGCTATCGGCTGCGCATCCCGACCCAGTCCGCCGCGCGCCAGGTGTTCAAGCGCCTGGAGGCCGCCGGCGAGCGGCTCGACATCGAGAACTTCGCGCGCGAGCTGCTGCCCGAGCACGTCATCGGCTGGGACGCTATCCCGGCCGCCTGGCTCGTGCCCGATGCGGATCCGTGCGATCCGCTGCCATGGAGCCCGACGGCCGCGCGCCTGCTCATGGCAGAAGACCAGCAGCTCGCCTCGGAGCTCGCCGGGCCGCTCTTCGAGCGCTTCCTCGCACGCCGGGACGCGCTGGAGGAGGCACGAAAAAACTCGCCGAGCGCGTCGCCTGGGACCTGAGCGGCGGCGCGCAAACCATGGCCAGCATGTTCCGGATGCCGATCGAGGAAGCCGAGCGCATGCGCCCGCCTCTGGACGCCGGCGGCGAGCTGGCTCTCGAGGTCTACAGCTTCATGGGCGGCTGGGAGCCCGAGCGCCTGCCGCTCGCGGTGGGCCTCTTCGACGTGGAAGACCCGGAGGCGCTCATCGAGCGCCTGCTCGTGATCCGCGCGGAGGTCTCGGACCACCACGCGCGGGAGATGCGCCGATGAAAGTGTCGCTCACCGGCGCAGGGCTCCTCGATCCGAACGTCCTCGCCGCATGGACGCGCGAAAAGAAGGCCGCCGTCCTCGCCGGCACGCGCAACGGCATGAAGAAAGCCCAGCCGGTGGTCAAGGCGGCCATGCAGACGGAGGCGCGCCGCGCGTTCGCGGTCAAGCGGCAGAACTTCGTTTCGGCGTTCGGCGCCAAGGTGTTCGATGCGCGCCGCGACATCCCGCCGATGATGCTCGCCGGAGCGCTCAAGGCGCCCTGGGTGGAGATCTTCGAGACCGGCGGCACCCTCACGCCCAAGAGCGGGCGCGGGCTGCTCATCCCGCTTATCCGCATCGGCGCGAAGCGGTTCTCGACCGTCATGCGGGAGCTGATCCGCGCCGGCAACGCGAGCTTCGTGAACGTGCGCGGCAAGGTCATCGTGTTCGCCGAGAACATCGCCGACACCCGCAGCGTGACGCGCCGCTTCACCACCGCCGCACGCAAGCGCTTCGGTGGCGCGGGGAGGATCAAGGAAGTCCCGATCGCGGTGCTCGTGCCGAGCGTGCAGGTCAGGAAGCGCACCCGCATTCGCGCCACCGCGCAGGCGCAGCTCCCGGCCATCGCCAGGGCGATCGAGTCAAGCATGAGGCTCAACTAAATGGCCGCGCAGAACGAAGCCCGCGTTGCAATCCGAGTAGACGACCAATCGCGCGCCGGGTTCGACAGCTTCAAGCGCAGCATGAGCGACCTCGAGGCCGGCTTCGGCCGGCTGCGCACGGTCGCGAGCACCGCCTTTGCCGTGCTCGCCGGCGGCTTCGGCCTGCGCGAGATCGCGAATGCCGGCATCGAGGCCGAGAAGAGCCAGGCGCGGCTCGTCGCCACGCTGCAGGCAACCGGCTACGCTGCTGGACTCACGAAAAAGCAGCTCGACGACCTGAACGACGAGCTCGTCAACCTCACCGAATTCGACGACGAGTCGATCCGCAACGCGCAGGCGCAGCTCTTGAAGTTCGGCGAGATCGCCGGATCGAACTTCGAACGCGCGCTCAAGGCCGCGGCGGACTTCGCGGCTTTCACCGGAACCGATCTCCCGACCGCCGCGCAGGCGATCGGCACCGCGCTCTCCAACCAGGAGGGCGGAATCGGGCGCCTGGAGCGGCAGTTCGGCAAGCTCACCAAGACCGAGGAAGACGCGATCAAGGGCCTGCAGGAAGTCGGCGACGTCGCCGGCGCGCAGGCCGCGAAGCTTGCCATCGTCGAGAGCCGGATCGGGGGCGTGGCCGAGCGGATGAACGCCGGGCTCAACAAGGCCACCAAAGACCTCTCGAAATCGTGGGGAGAGTTCCTCGAGGAGCTGGCGCGCACCGATGGCGTGATCGGTGGCACGCTCAACAAGGGTTTGTCTCGCACCGCCGATCTCTTGAAGAACCTGCGCGACGAGCTGCAGGGCACCAAGACCGAGCTCTCCGACTTCCTCGACAAGCTCGCGAAGATGCCGGGGCCGTTTGGCATCGTCGGCGCGGCCGGTAAGGTCGCGCTCGCTGCCGGCGCAGCAGGGCAGGGCTCCAACGTCGCCACGGGCACGATCCAACCCTCCGCCGCGGAGGCCGCGCGCATGGGCGCAGCCGCCCAGACCGCAGCCGCAGAACGGGCCGCGGCGGACGCCAAGGCCGAGGCCGAGAAGAAGCGGCTCAAGGAGCTGGAGGAGCTTCGCAAGAAGTACGGCGCCGAGGCAGTGGCACGCGAAAAGCGCCTCACCGAAGAGGGCCAGCGCGCGTGGGCAAGCTATGCCGACGACGTCTTCGCGCAGGCGGAAGAATTCGTCACCACCTGGAATGCCGCCGGCGAGCGCATCGAGCTGCCGATCGCGCAGTTCCGCGAAATGGAGCAGGCCGCCAAGCGCGCCGAGGAGCAGGGCCTGCGCGGCATGATCGAGGAAATCGACCGCCTGCAGGCCGCCTCCGACGATCTGGTCTACACGTGGACCGCCGCGGGCGAGCGCGTCGCGCTCACGAAAGGCGACTGGCAGGAGATCGCCGACCAGGCCAAAAACGGCGCCGACGTCGCGCGCGAGCTGGGCCTAACCTTCTCCTCCGCCTTCGAAGACGCCATCAGCGGTGGGAAAAGCTTTTCAGAGATCCTCAAGGGCCTCGAGCGGGACCTCATCAAGCTCACCTCTCGCAAGC